TTTAAAAGATTCAATGCTCTTTGAAGCATTTTTATAGCTAATGACATTCCACCATTTACACCTGTATCAAACAGTTCATAAGCTAACTCATACTCAAAGTCATCAAGGTTCATTTTTGAAGTGTTCCAAAAATCGTTGTAGTAGATAGTTTTTGCATCCTGTAAAGAAAGAGATTTTATATCTAAGTTTGGATAACTTCTTTTTGTGATTCCGTACTTAGTTTCTCCACCTCTGTCATCTGGGTCAAATACATATCCACCCTCTACACCGATTAACTCTTCAAAAGCTTTATCAAATTTACTCATAAGCTACCACCAACAGACTACTATTGCTCTGTAGCTTTGGAAGTATCTGCATCCTGCTTTTTTCCTGCATCATCCAATTGGTTTCTTACAGCAGTTCTTGCTTTATCGTAAGTAGTAGCTACTTTATCAACTTTTGATAGTTTCTCTTTAGTATCCTCTTTTAGAGGTAACTCTTGAACTACTACTTTTCCACCTTTATAAATTGATTTACCTACATTGTAAGCACCATCTGTTGCACAGCCTGTAAAAAGAAAACCTAAACAGATTACACCTAAAATTAATTTTTTCATCTAAACTCTCCTTTGAATGTGATGATTTTTTCATCTGATACAGACTCTTTTCCATCTGCAAAAGATTTTTCGCCATACTTCACTACTGCAATAAAGTATTTTGTTGCTCTTAAAAGTCGTGGAACTGTAAGCCATCCACCTGTATTGATGATAAGTGCTGTCATGTTGTATAAAAACATCACATCAGTAAACATCTTATCAAGCCAAGTTAATCCATACTTATAACCGAAGTCATGTGGACAACAACAAATCTTGCTTATATCTAAGCCATACAATGTATTTGGTACTAACTTCCCAGATAGGTCTAAATCACTACCACAACCGTTGCAATCTTCTTGGATTGCTTTTTCTCTATGTTCCCACCATTCTTTTGGTGCATAATAAGGTAAATTCATAGTTTGTCCCTGTTTACTAAAAGCATTTTTTCAATTCCTTGTCTTACTTTTTTGATAACCATTGCAACTGCATCAAACTCTTCTATCTCTTCTTTAGCTATGCAACTGTAAACATTTCCAAAGATTGAGTAAGTTTCACTTATGATTAGAACTGATACGAAGATTTGAAGATATAGTTTGAAGTCCAGATTTATTCCTTTTGCCATGAAAGCCAAAGCAAAAACCAAAAGGAGAATAGATCCTTTTGTTATCATTCCTGCTATTGCTCTATAACTTCTAAGTGAGCCTTTAAGAATAAAAACTTTTAGTACCCCTGTAAAGTAATCAATTAAAAGTAAGATTGCCAATATCACTACAGGCTCTACAGGTAAGTTTAAATACACTAAAACAGGAGTACATGGAATGTAAAAGAAGTTTGCAAGTGTAGGAGTAGCTACTGCTTTAACAGACACCCTACACCTCTTCCCAAGAGATAAGGTCTAACTCTTCTACTGTAGCTGCATTTGAGATTTGCACTTTTAATTCTTTATATCTAAAGAAAGCAGTTCGCCATGCTTTAGCTATAAGACCAGATAACTCTAAAGCTTCAGAGAATGTCATAATATTTGGTTTATCATCTACATCGATGATTTTAACCTCTGTTTCTTGTAAACTTTGAGCCAACTCAACAGCACCTGCTATTGCACTTGCAGATGCATCTCCACCTTTATATAAAATATCTTTATATGGTACAGGTTTTGTTGATTCTGTTCGGTAGGTTGTTGCCAACATTTCAATTTTATTATCTTTCATTTTTTTAAATGCAAGGATATTAGCTTCATTGATAACTTCACTTTCAACCTTTGTTTTATCATCAAGATAAATAAAATCTTTTCCAATCATTGCGATTTGTTTACCAGTTATTTCACTGATACACTGCTTTAAGCTAACTGCTTGTTGTTCCATAAGTCATACTCCCTTTTGATGTAAAATTTAAGATTTGAACTATCACAAGTTTTTATATGCCCAGTCCAAGAACCTAAAAACTTTTCAAGTTGTTCAAAATCATTATTTAGTTTGTACTTTTTGATTTTTCTTTTAGCACGAACCACACTGTCTTTTCTTATGAGTTTATATTTTTCTCTTATTCTGTAACCCAAAAAATTTAAACCTTTACTTTCAACACTATTGATAAACCATTTACTAAACTTTAGTTTCATAAACATTGAAATAAATCTTTGAAGCACTCTTTGAATATAGATAAGCTTTGACTTATCATTTAAAAGAATAACTGTATCGTCCATGTATCTAAAGTAGTGTTTGATTTTCAGTTTTGTTTTGATAAATCTATCAAAAATATGCCCGTAGATATTTGCAAAAAGTTTAGATAATAAATTACCGATATGAATACCAACATCATTGATAAAAAGTTTCAATAACTTCAAAACTTTTAAATCTTTGATTTTGTTTGATATTTCCTTTAAAAGAAAAGCTCCCACGATACTATTAAAGTATTTTGAGAAGTCCATTTTTAGATAAAATACTTCACCTTTTTTTGACAATCTTCTTATCGTAGCTTGTACAGTTTTAACACCTTTATGAGTGCCTTTATTTTTTCTACAAGCATAAGAACATGGGTAAAAAGTTTTTTCAAAGATAGGACTGATTACATTATGAATTGCGTGTTGTACAACTCTATCTTTAAAAGGCAGTGCATGAATTAATCTTTCTTTTGGTTCATAGACTTTAAACTGATAATATTCACCCACAACATAACTTTCATTTTTCAGTTCTTCTTGAATTAAAAAAAGGTTATGTTCTAAATTCTCTTTAAAAACTAAATGACTTGAACCGTATCTATTACCACCAGCAACTGCTTTATTATAAGCAAGTCTGATATTATCTATATCAACGATTTGTTCAAATAGATTTTTGTATTTTTTACCCATTAAATTATTTTCCTTAATTGCTGTCTTATAGTTTCTATTTTTCAATACTCCTATTTTTACAGACCTCGTAATGTGTTTACTTGCGTAGGACAAAAAGCTGACCATTTCATTTAAAGGTCGCACCATTAAAGCCTTAACTGTTAATGAGTGCAAAAAGCATAAATGCTCACAGACAGCAACAAACCCATTATTCCAATTCGTATTCCAAACATAATTGTTCAAATTCAAGTTCCGAGAACCCGACAAGTTAGTGGTGCTGTTATCTTTTTGCCCTGTAATAGTTGTCATTTTTTAATCCAACTATTTAAAATACTTCCAACTTCAGCAAGTTTGATTTCACAAACTTGTTGCTGTTTTTTAGAAAGCAGTTTTCTTTTATCGTTTGCTAAAAATCTCAAATAAAATCTGATTGTTGCCAAGTTTCCATCAGCTTCATAAAGTCTTGATTTTTGATTTGATTTTATAGCTTTGTAGAAAATATCTACTTGTTGAAAAATAGTGTCAATAAACTTTTGTTTTACATATCCATGTTTTCTATCAATATTTTGAACAACTGGATAAACATAGTTTACAAACTCTTCATATTTTTCAATTATCAGTAGATTATTCATCGTTCGTTTTCACTCACTTATCAAGGTTCAAGTGGTCACAGACAGCAACAAACCCACTATCCCAACCCGTATACCAAACATAACCGTTCAAATTCAAGTTCCGAGAACCCGACAAGTCAGTGGTGCTTGTTCCTAATTCATAACCCCCAAGTCGTGTTGCAACTGGTGAATTAGAAGTTGCATAAAGCTGACCTCTACCATCAGTTAAATCACTTCTAAATGCAAAATCAGTTGAACCATATCCATTGAGGATTTGACCACCCCAATAGTATTGAACACCAACAGCCATTTCAACACCCCATTTACTTTCAAATTCAGGGTAGTGTTGTATTACACCAGTTCCAGTTGCATATCCAAGTTCTTGAAGTGATTTTTGCTCAACTACCCCATAAGAAGAATTAGAAAATTCATCGTATGAAATCATTCTCATACCAACTTCACTTACGATTTCATTTGCTTCATACCAAGTCAAAGAACCATAGTTAATAGTTCCATTTCCACCTTTTGAAAGTGGAACTTTTGGAAATTTTCTTCCATAACTTTCAGCACCACCTGCAAGTTTTGCTGGTGTTGTTCCATCAAGTGCAAAACAAGATGAATAACCTCTGATTGCATAATCTTCATCAGCTGGATAAATATCTCTCCAAAAAAGCTCATTTACTAAAACTTTTCCTTCAGGTCTTTTGTTTGCTGGTTTCCAAGTCAAATCCCATAAGGAATAAGCTTTAATACCTCTATTCTTAACCATATCTGCTTCAGTTTTTAAAGCATTTGCTGGTAAGACTTCACTTTCTCCAGTTAAACCATAGTGAAAACCCCCTATTTTTCTAGTTGTAGCAGTCGTATATCCTTGAGGTGCTGTTGCATTAGCCGATAAGACAAAAGTTCCGTCTTGTCTTGCATAAACATAATAATCTTTTCCAGCGACTTTTAAACCAGTATCAAGACCAGTTTCTAAAGATAAATTAAAATCAGCTTCTCTCTTCACAACCACATCACCAACCTTGACAATAAGTCCAGCTGGGATAACTATGCTTGACGGACTATCTTTTATAAATAAAACACTATTTTTATTTGGCTTTTCAAATATGTTTACAGAAGTTTCAACATTTTCTAAAGCTGTATTCATTTGACTAAGACTTACAGCTTCATCATCATTTTCTGCATCTTTTACTTTGAAAAGATTTGATGCACTTCCATTTTTTAGTGCATACTTATTAAACTCATCGAATAATGGTTTATCTAAATCATATAAAACAGTCCAATAGTCTGGATTAGTTGCAGGGTCTTTTGGTGCAGTTCCTGTATCGTTATGAGTTTGTTTACAAAAATAGATTTTGTTGTTTCTTCTA